TGGAATACACACCTGTGTCATTCTCACCTAAAGACATGATGTATTCGGATGCGATTTTTAACCTTGCTACAGAATGTGCCAGGTTGTGTAATGTGCCAGCCTATTATGTTTCGGCAGATCAGAATAACTCAATGACTTATGCAAATGTGCAAGATGAGCGCAAGCAATTTTTAACAATGTCGCTACAGCCATTTATTACAGCGATTGAAGATCGCCTGTCAATGGATGATATTACTGCTCGCGGAAATGTAGTCAGATTTGACATTGACAAGAATTTCCTCCGCACAGATCCTCTGGCAGAACTGGCAGTAATTGAAAAACTCTTAGCCCTTAATCTTGTGACCCAAGAACAGGCTATGGAAATGACGGATCTAACACCTAACGGAAGCAACGGTCTAGTATGAATCAAGTAGTAACATTCTCAGCTGATCTAACAGCAGACTCAGCCAATAGAACCATCTCAGGAAAGATTGTGCCTCTTAACATCGAGGCTGGATCTACCAACATGGGTAAAGTAATCTTTGAATCTGGCTCTATCGAGATTTCAGATCCTAAGTCAATCAAATTGCTAAGCCAGCATGATGTAAAAAAACCTCTAGGCCGAGGCGTTAGCTTTAGCGAGTCAGAGAACTCAATCGATGCTGTATTTTCTATCAGTCGCTCACAGCGCGGAACAGAAGCTCTAATCCTTGCAGAAGAGGGATTACAAAGCGGTTTATCAATCGGGGCAGAAGTCCTCAAGTCAAAGATCAAGGATGGCGTGACTTATGTATCCGCTGCTCGCTTGGTCGAAGTAAGTTTGGTAACAGAGCCAGCATTTAAGTCGGCTCAAGTTACTGATATTGCAGCGGAAGAATCTGCTGCAGAAACAATCCAACCAACAGAAAGCGAGACAGCCACCGTGGAAGAAACCACTCCAGCAGTCGAAGCAACACCAGTTGAGGCTCCAGCGGTTGAAGCTGCTCGCCCTACTGTATCAGCAGCATATTACACAAAGCCACGCATTGAATTGACAGCGGCTAAGTATGCTGAAAACTCAATTCGCGCAGCACTAGGTGATGAGGATGCTCGTCAGTACCTACGCGCAGCAGATGACACATCAGATAACGCAGGTCTAGTACCAACACGCCAATTATCTGAAATCATCAACCCACTCGGAACAACAATCCGTCCATCAATCGAAGCAATCTCTCGTGGAACACTTCCAGATGCAGGTATGACTTTCGAGATCCCTAAAATTTCGCAAATGCCAGCGGTTGGCGAAATTGCAGAAGGAAGTGGATTTACAGACACAGATCAGAACGCAGCGTTCTTGTCAGTAACAGTTAAGAAGTACGCAGGACAACAGACATTCTCTGTTGAATTGCTAGATCGTACATCTCCAGCATTCTTTGATGAGCTAGTACGCAACATGGCTGCTGCTTACGCAAAGGCAACAGATACAGCTGTTCACGCAGCAATCGTCTCAGGTGCAACAGTCGATAGCACATCAATCACTACATATCCAACAGCAACAGAGTTGCTAGGATTTATCTCACGCGGTGCAGCATCTGTCTATGGAGCAACAGCAGGATTACCAAATCCATTTGCTCGCAACCTCATTGCTAACACTTCACAATGGTCAAACTTGATGGGTCTAAATGACACAGGCCGTCCGATCTACAACGAAGTAACAAACCCACAGAATCAGCCAGGATCTGCAACACCTACATCTCTTCGTGGTCGCGTTGCTGGTCTTGATTTGTATGTAACAGCAAATGTTGCTACAGCAAACAACACAGACAAAGATGGATCACTTATCATCGTGAATCCAGATGCATACACATGGTACGAGTCACCAACATACCGTTTGCGTGCAGAATCAACAGCCGCAGGTTCAGTAACAATCGGTTACTACGGTTATGGCGCAATCGCGACTAAAGTCGGTGCTGGCGCATTCCAAGTAAACAAGACCTGATAGAAACACACTAAGTCGCTCTCAGGGGTAGTAGCCCTCTACCCCTGAGAGTCTTTAGAAAGGATTGCACATGGCACTTACAACAGTTACAGAGCTCCGCAGCACTCTCGGAGTCGGTACTTTGTACACAGACGCAACCCTTCAGGAAGTATGCGATGCCTCAGATGCAGTCCTACTTCCAATGCTGTGGAATAACTACATCTTCAATGTTGCACACAGCAATACAACCACAGAGGGCACTTTATATTTTGATGAATCGATTAAAGATCATTTCTATGTAGGCCAACCAGTATCAATTACTGGAAATGGCGCACCACATACAGGAACAAAAACAATTACTGCAATGACTGACACATCTATCACTTACGCAGTAACAGGAAGTCCAACAGCAAAGCCTAAACACAACCTAGCACCTTTTGGACAAGTCGCAGTATCGGCAACAGTTGATTACACAACAGACACAGCAATACAGAATGCAGCTTTGATGATCGCTGTTGAAATCTGGCAAGCAAGAACCGCTACCCTTTCAGGTTCTAACGCCATTGACTTCCAGCCTTCCCCTTATCGAATGAGCGCACAGCTTCTCGCTAAGGTGCGAGGATTGATCGCACACGCACTAGACCCTCGCTCGATGGTGGGATAATGCCAGTTGCAGTCACAACCCTACGGACAACATTAGCCACAGCTCTAGTCGATAACACTAAGTGGCAGACCTTTGCATTTCCACCTGCAACGGTACTGGCTAACTCTGTAATCGTAAGCCCAGATGATCCCTATCTGACACCTAGCAATAACCAGCACATCACAATCAGCCCTATGGCTAACTTTAAGATTATTATTACTGTGCCTTTGTTTGACAATGAAGGAAACCTAAATGGAATAGAAGATGCAGTCTGTGGAGTGTTTGCAAAGCTAGCAGCATCATCTTTGACCTATAATGTAAGCGCAATCAGCGCACCAAGTATTCTCAACGCTGCATCGGGTGACCTACTCAGCTGTGAGATGTCAGTCAATATCCTAACGAGTTGGAGTTAATATGTCCGAGTGGGAAAAAGAGAACGAAGCCTTCCTGATCAAAATCGGGCAGGTAGCACCAACATCAAAGCCAGCAACTACTAAGAAAGACGAGGAATAATCTCATGGCTGTATTTCTAAATAACAAAGTCGGTGTGAAGATTAACTCCGTTGATCTTTCAGACCTAGTAACAGCAGTAACAATCAATCGCACATTCGATGAACTTGAAGTAACTGCAATGGGTGACTCATCACATAAGTTCGTCAAGGGCTTAGAAGCATCAACAGTAACTATCGATTTCCTTAACGACACAGCAGCAACAAAGACTTTGGCAACACTACAAGCTGCTTTCGGAACTACAGTCGTAGCTGTATTCCTACAGGAAAAGGGCACAGCAGTATCAGCAACTAACCCGCTATACACAGTTTCAATCCTGGTCAATAACACAACAGACATCAACGGTGCTGTAGGCGATATTGGCATGCAGAGCATTACATTCACATGTAACTCAACTGTCGCAGTAGCAACAACAGGCACATTCTAAACAACTAACAAAGGGGCAAACCATGGCAAGACTAAAGATCGTTCGACAAGATGGAAGTGTATTAGAAGGCGAGATTACTCCAGCGGTGGAGTACGCATTCGAGATGTACGCTAAAAAGGGTTTCCATAAGGCTTTCCGAGATGAGGAAAAGCAATCGGATGTTTATTGGCTGGCATGGGAAATCACACGCAGGTCAGGTGAATCTGTAAAGCCATTCGGGATGGATTTCATAGAAACTCTCAAGAGTGTTTCTGTCGAGGAATCCGACCCTTTAGCTTAAAGCGCGATCTCCCACTCACCTACCTTATTGCTAGGCTAAGCATAAGGTTAGGGATCGCGCCACAACTTTTATTAGAGTTAGACAAAGTAATGCTCGATGCGTTACTTGAAGGCTTACGAGAAGAAGCAAAGGAAATCAGAGATGCCAACACAACTAAAAGGCGCCGTTGAACTCCGTAAGGCTTTAAGACAGTTTGCTCCTGATCTTGCTAAGGAAACTCAGAAAGAAATTGCTGGGATCTTAAAGCCGATCACTGCAAAGGCTAGAGGATTTATTCCTTCAAACTCTCCGCTGTCTGGTTGGGGTGCGCCAACTAAAGGATCGTGGGAAAGACTCCAATGGTCATCATCTAAAGCAAAAAGTGGCATTGGATATAAAGCATCACCATCTAAACCCAATCGATCAGGCTTCCGTTCGTTAGCTCGTATTGTTAATGCTTCCGCTGCTGGTGCATTATATGAAACTGCTGGCAGAAAAAATCCTCAGGGCAGAGCGCAAGCTAAATTCCGTGAGGTTGTAATTCCTACTTATCGTCAAGATACTGGTGCTGGTGAACATCGTTACACAACTAGCACAAGCAAAAATTATGGCAAAAGTAATAACCCTAACGCAGGGCAACAGTTTATTGATGCATTAAATAGCACAGGCAGAATTGTTGATGCTTACAAGCGTGATCAAGGTCAGGCTGGTCGTGCATCTCGTAAGATGCGCGGTCGTGCAATCTTTAGAGCGTGGGCAGAAGATGGCGGCAAGGCTAACGCAGCAGTAATTAAAGCCATTGAAACATCTGCTGCAAAACTCAATGCTCGCGCTAAAGGGAGAAGGTAATAATGGCCAACTCTGCCGATGTATCAATTCAGATTGCTACCGAGTTCACAGGTAAAAAGGCTTTCAAACAAGCTGAAACAGCAACAGAGAAACTTGGCAAAGGTGTCAAGAATCTAGCCAGAAACTTTGGCTTAGCCTTTGGTACTGCCGCTGTTTTAAACTATGCAAAGAAATCTGTCAGAGCTGCCGCCGATGATCAAAAGGCTCAGCAACAGTTAGCTCTAGCATTAAAGAATGTTGGCCTAGAGCGAGATGCTTCCAATGCTGAGGCATATATTAAACAGATACAAACTGAGTTTGGTATTGTCGATGATCTACTACGCCCTGCCTATCAAAGATTAGCCATAGCGACACAGGACACAGCCCAGACACAAAAACTGATGAGCCTTGCCTTAGACATAAGTGCCTCAACAGGTAAAGATGTCAATGCGGTAACTACCAGCTTGAGTCGAGCCTACCTAGGCAATAACACAGCACTTAGCAGATTAGGTGTAGGACTTAGCAAGGCCGATTTAAAGACTAAATCTTTTGAAGAGATAACAGATGAATTAGCACAGACTTTCGCTGGATCAGCCACAGTCGCTGCCAATACATTCTCAGGCCAGTTAGCCATCCTATCTACAGGAGCAGCGGAAGCATCAGAGATTATTGGTACTGGTCTCATCGATGCTTTGACAAATCTTGGGGAAGATAAATCGGCTGCTGAATTAGCAACTAACATGCAGGATGCTGCACTCTACATTGCAGATGTAATTCGCGGGGTTGGTGTATTAGCAGCTCAACTTAAATCAATTCCTGGGGTTGGCCAACTCGATGTCGGGATGATTCCTATCGTTGGTGCTTATCTTGGTTATCTACAAAAGTCTGGCGAGAAAAGCCGAGAGATCCTTGAGTACAACAAGAATGAACACAAAGCCAAACAGCAAATTCTTGCTGTACAAAAGCAACAAGATCCATTGGACAGAAAAGAACTTGATCGTAGAAAGAAAATACTAGCTGCACAAAAGCAATCAACTGCCGAGAAGAAAAAGCAAGCAGCCCTCGATCAAGCCTCAGCCATTCTTGCTCAAGGCCAAAAGGTATTCGATGAAGAAGGCATCCAGTTAGCCGCTGCCGCACAGGGCAAGCTAACAGAGGAAGAGCGCGCCCGCCTAGCACTTAAGACTGACATTTACAATCTTGAAGCTGCAATCAATGAAGGAAACATATCTGCTGCCGCTGCTCTTGCTAACAGCATGGTAGCCAATGCACAGAAATTAGCAGCTCTTAGAACTGACATGATCGGTCTTAACGATATTCAGAATCCATTTACAAACTGGCTGGCAACACTTCAGCTTATGGCTTTCGAGTTATCTAAGTTAGCCAATGTCACTCCGATGAATAACAATCTGCTTGACTACATGGATGACTTTGCTCGGCCAAATGCTGGATCGGCTTATCGTGATCTTTACGGCCCAACGCCTTCAGACATACAAAGGGAAACATTAACACAACAATTAGCAGATGTAGCAGCTACGGCAAATTATCAGGATGCTTTCCTTACATCATATATGAATGATCGCAGCATAAGTGCTGCAGGTATGAGCGGTGGCACAGTAGTCAATGTAAACATCGCTGGATCGCTAACTGCCCAACAGGATTTAGAAAACGCCATTATCAACGCAGTCAATTCAGCAAGCTCCAGCGGTGTTGGACTTACATCTTCTAGGATCTCTTAATGGCACAGCCAGAGTTAAAGGTACTTTTAGACTGGGCTAATGAAGG